GCAGATAATCTCAATTTTTGAAAACCTAAGTGCGGATTTTTAATAATCAAAAAAAGAGATTTCCTGATATGGAAGGATTGGCTGCCATTTGGTCGGATGTCGACCGTTTATTGAATAAACCTACTTTACGAAAGCCAATCAATACTCATTTATGTATTAACTGTAACGGTGTAAAAGTATTCACAAAAGAAGGGATGCCCGTTTGTTCACAATGTGGATACGTGCAAGAGCATTATGTAGATGATAGTCCGGAGTGGACGAGTGGAATTAGTGAAGATGGTCGCGTAAGTGATCCATCTCGATGTGGAAACCCCAACCCGAATCCCGAGTTATTTTCTGATGCGTGGGGTAAAGGTACGGTTATTTCTACGAAGAATACGTCAAATTATGAAAATAAGAGAATGGCTAAAATAAATTTTCATCAGTCTATGAATCACGTAGACAGGTCTCTATTCCATGCGTATAGAGACATAGACGAAGCGTGTCACACCTTACCTGACAGCGTTTTGAAAGATGCGAAGATGATGTACAGGAAATTCAACATAGAAAAGCTTACTCGTGGCGCGGTGCGTTCCGGTATAAAAGCAAACTGTGTTTTATACGCCTGTAGACTCTCGAATATTCCTAGAACAACAAAGGAGATAGCCGATATGTTTGGTATACAAAGCAAGGACATTAGTCGAACGACACAGATGTTCAAGGATACATTACTCGGCAAAACTGAGAAGAACTACGTGACTAAACCATTTAATGTCATGCAACGTTTACTCAATTCATTTGAAGTGACTAGAAATGAGCGTTTGGAATGCAATAAAATGTGTACCAAATTGGAAAATTGTACTGAGCTCATGAGTAAGACGCCGAATAGTGTGGCGTCGGTTGTCATTTACATGGTCATGGACGGTAAGATGTCAAAGAACAAGATAAGTGACCAATGTTCGGTATCCATACCCACGATCAACAAGATAGAAAATATAATTAAACAATACTTAGAGGAATGAATGTAATTTAATGTAATATGGTGAAACTCTTTCTTTCAACCCCTTGTTACGGCGGTCAATGTTTAGAAAAATACGCGACGAGTGTTATTAAGCTGCAAATAGAGCTCATAAAAGAGGGTATTCAACTCATGCTCGATACAACGGAAAATGAATCACTGGTTCACAGGGCTCGTAACGTTGCGGTGGGTCGGTTCCTTCAAAAAACGGACGCAGACGTGTTTATGTTTATTGATGCGGATGTTGAGTTTACAGCGGATGCCGTCGTTCGTCTCGTGAAATCCCCACACGATGTATCGGTGGCGGTATACCCAAAGAAGGTAGTGATGTGGGATCAAGTAAAGAAGGCTGTTGCAGAGGGAGATGAAAGAAATATGGCGATGCTTTCTTCTAGTCTTGTCGCAAACATTGGTGCTCATAAGCGAACGGTTGAAAATGGATTTGTGGAATTGCTCGATGGACCCACTGGTTTTATGGCGATTAAACGGGGTGCTTTCGAAAAACTCGAGGAAAAATTCCCCGAATTAAATTGTAAAAATGATCATCAAAATAGGGATTTTGATGAGTATTGTGCGGTGTTTGACTGTATGATTGATCCGGAGTCTAGAAGGTACCTTTCAGAGGATTACGCCTTCTGCCGCAGATGGCAGCAGTGCGGTGGTCGTATATTTGCTGATATAAATACAACGCTTGGACACGTAGGAAATCTTCCATTCAGTGGATGTCTTAATGATAGGCTTAAGGCTTAGAATAATTATACTATAAAATGAAACTTGCGACTATAATCGTTACGAGGAGTAAAGCGGTTCACGTGAAAACCCTACATACCGTTCTTCGTTTGAATTTGTGTTGTATACAAAAGAAGGATACACAAAATGAAGTTGTATATGTAAACGATGATCCATACGACAAGTCGGCTAGTATTCAAAAGTACATGAAAAGTGCTGACCGTATTTTATTCATAGACTTTGGTGTATCCTTAGACGAAGGTTCAATTGGCCAGGTTCTTGCCGATAACAACGGTGTAGGGTGTGTCGTATTCCCGGGTGTGACTGAAGGTATAGATTGGGGTATGTTTAAAGCAAAGGTAAAAGATGGTTCTACTGAACCGGTCGAACAGATGGGTCTTCATTTTGATACGAAGGTTGGAAAGAAAGTCGGTGATGACTTGTATCAAGTTGATAAGACGGGCGCGCGTGCGTGGGTTATGATGTGTAAACACGTACTTAAATGCGTGAAAGACAAGCGAACGAATGAATGTAAGGTTCCACCTAGAATGGAGCAAATGTTTACCAAGTTCAAGGAGCTTGGAGTCAAAATTAACGCATTTACAGCATCTAAGTTGACGATGACTTACACGCATGAGTGTGTAAGTAATCTCCTGAACGCCGCCGGGGTTAAAGCTAATTAAAGATTAAAATCAAAATACTAAACAGATGTCACGGGTATCTGTAAAGAGGGATGACCCACTTTACACATACGCGATAAAGTATATGGAAGATAGGTGGGGTGTCACGGGACGATTCCCTGGATGCCAACCTATATCCATCGAGTTTAAACACTTCGACACACTACGAAAAAACGATTACGTGGTGTGTGAAAAGACCGATGGTGTGCGCTATATGCTCTTGGCTTTCATGTATGGACAACACAAAGTGTGTGTACTCATAAACCGAGCACTCGATATGTTCTTATGTAAGCTCAATTTTAGGCGCCCAATTTACGAAGGTACTATACTCGAAGGTGAATTGTATGAAGATATGTTTATGATATATGATTGCTTAACAGAATCGGGTGTAACCATTGGAAATAAGAACTTCATCGATCGAATGGAACACTGTGAAAGTGTATGTAAAAAAGTGATGTCTCTCAAGAATGACGCGACAAAACTGAGGATGAAGACATTTCATCTCATGTGTGATTTCGAAAGTTTCATGAATGACTATTTACCGACTGTAACTCAGGATATAGATGGACTCATATTTACGCCCATCAATTGTCCGGTAAAAATTGCTACACATGAAACCATGTTTAAATGGAAGCCTAAGGAGAAGAACACGGTGGATTTCAAGGTGAAGGTGGTGGGTAATCAATGGAGATTATACGTTCAAGAAAAGGGCGAACTTATATTTGAATCCATCCTACCAACTGAAAAAATGGATACATCGTGGCTCAGAGAAAACATGATCGTTGAGTGTAAATACATGACCGATGATACACCCATGTGGTGGATGCCTATACTGGAACGAACCGATAAAACGCACCCTAATAACAGACGTACGTTTTATAGAACACTCGTAAACATAAAAGAGGATATTAAGATGTCTGATTTTTTAAAATGTAGATGAGTACGTAATACCCAGCCTTATCTTTCAAATCTACTTCGACCACGTTTTCGTCATCTTGTGCGTACCACTTGTCGTTAAATCTGCACGCCGAAATATAGTGACCACCCCATTGCACACCTTCGTGTATTATACAAGATTGTAATGTGTATTGAATATCATCGTTAAACTGAATGTTCCTCTCCAAGTGTACTCGACTCTTTTTATCGAATGAAATAATCATCACGGGTTGTAGTTTCTTGAATATAGTCCGCGTCGTCGCCACGTGATGCATGTTTCCATTATCGTCGACGTATCCTTCGAGTGTGTCCCATTTCATACTTTTGTTTATGAGATCGCTCACCTTACACACATGATCGTCTATAGTGAGAGTTTGAATACTGTAATCTATATCATTCGAATTTTTACCCTCGGGTGATATGGTTATCTGCGTCTTTTTTCCGTATAATAGGTTTTTTATGATTGAATATTCCTTTTCTAGTATGTCTATGATACAAAACAACGCATCCTGGGCATCGTGTGGTTCATCGACTTTAAACCGGGGAAATTCTACTCTGAACGCTTTCAAAAGCGACGAGAGATCAAATTTACGAGATTCTTGTGTAGTAAAATAGGTAGTTACAAGTTCGTGATACAGCTTTGTAAATTTACATTCGCCTACGTATTGACTTTTGAATATGGTTTCTGATATGGGTAGCACGTGTAGCAATGCTTGGATGGCGGAATTGAAATAACATGTGTTGCCTAAGTTGAAGAAGCCATGCATATAAATCAATTACAAAAAATACTTAAGGAGAACACGCAATAATAAATAGAATAACCATGGACGTGAGAGCTCTGTTTGAGCGGGTAAAGCCCATTTTTGAAAAGCACCGAAATGAAAAGCACGTTGAATTTGAGATGCGTGTCGGTAAATTTAATTGTGGGACATTTGACACAAACGTCGGCAAAGAAGGCTTCGATGCTATTTTAGTGGGTCTTAAGAAGTACGACGGATGGGAAAAGGTCGTCACCAGTACCGAAGAAGTGTTTTACAGAAACAGCGACAACCTTCGAATTTCTATCGACGAGCAAACATCCGAAGAGAAGATCGTGAAGAAGGATAAAATTCACAAAGAGGATTTCGACAAACTCGCACACGCACCGTACGATATCAGGTTCGGAGTTTCTGTCGAAACGCCTCTCGAGGACTATGAAGGTGATATGGACATGAAAAAGACTAAACGACGCATGTCTTTTATTCGCAAGAATTTGTCCATCGACATGACCGTCGTCGAAGGCGATGTAGAAGATTTGGACACGGAGGATCCAAACTCGTACCAAGTGGAATTGGAAATTATTGATCCAAGTCTCGTGAAGGATGATAATGAACTATTTAACATTCTTCATAAGGTGAAAGACGTATTTAATATCTTTGGTACTAATAGATGATACAGTTTGTTATAATACTCATACTCTTGTATTTCATATTTAATCTCGAGCCATCCGATACCAACGTAGGATCCATGGGATACAAATCAAAGAATTTTGGTATGTCCCATGGAATGTCGTATAAAATAGTAAATGAAATGAAACGAAAAGGCGCCTCCGAAGAAACCATAAAAAATTTCATACAAATGGAGGATCAATTTTTGGAAGCGGAACGGAAAGCGGTGTGCTCACAAACATCTCGTCAATTTGAAGCCGTGGGCATGTCTGATAAAATTAAACGTAAATTCATCGGCTATGACTTCTCGTATCACGCAAAACATATAAAACAGGCATCGGAGCCAGAAAAAATCATAAACGACGCGATTACTTGTTCTTATTCAAATTAGCTCGTGCTTTCTTGTACCTTTCAATGAACTTTTTAATTTGAGTCTTTGTTGGGTTTTGGGTCAATACGTAATTCACGACAGCGTTACCGTGTTTTCCGTATTCATTCTTGATGAGCTTCTTCTTGTATTCTACGGCGCGTTCCTTTTTCCATTCGGTGACTAGACTCTTCTTTAGGTCGTTCGCGACCATCTTTTTAAGAACACCCATCTTGTTCGCGACGTTCTTTTCTTTGGACGCATTATTAATCAAATTGGACATCTCGTTCACGTCCTTGTTTATGTTCATTACCTTGCCGTATTTCTTCATCCACCGTGGACCGTATAATTTTACGATATCGTTTTTGATACCCTTGTTGTTGAGCTTTCGCCTTATTTCAATGTTACCAATCTTGGCTTCTTTCTTGAGTACCGCGTTGAGCGCCCTGTTTTCCTTTGCTTTTCTGTTTGCGTTCGCGTTACGTTTGCGAACGTCGAGTTTGAGTTTTTCGCACAGAGTCTTTATCGTATCCGCACTAGTCACGGCTATACCCTTTGACATGGCCATAGACACGAGTTCACTCTTTTTGTAAGAAATGCATGGCTTATTTCCAACCTTGAAATTTTCGTTTCCGAACGAAAATTGTTTAATCATCGCACACAACTTTTCCTTTTTGTTCTTGTCCTTCGCGTCCACTACACCGAGCTTCTTTGCCATTTCCAAAAGCATTGGTTTCGTGAGAGCTTCACACTTTTTCTTACCGATCATGAGTTGACCATTTTTACCGTATGTGATTTCCTTGTTATTCTTTGGTGATTTGCGCGTCGATTTCTTCTTTGGTATCTTGTAACAGCACTCATCACCTTGTGGGTTCTTCTTCGCTTGGAACCCACTCTTACACGGTGGTCGTCGCGTCTTTGGGCATGTAGACGCTTTAGTTTTCTTTTGAGCTGGTCGCACAATATTGTTTGGTACTTGCGCGGTGAGTGTTATCTCATTCTTCGTGTATAACATATTGAATAGTTGGTTTGCCACTCGGTAAGCATCGTTAAGCGCTTTTGGGTTTTTGGCTCCGGATATTTGTATGGCACCCGATTTGGCGACGATGTATTTGTGTCCCTTGTATGTCGCGTACATCATGGGAGAAAGCTCTGGTTCGTAATTAGATTCAAATCCATACCTTCGGCTATTCATGTGAAGACGCCCAAGGTCTTTTATCACACCGTTAATTCTGAATTGCGCACTCAAATTGTTGTATTCAAATGGGTTATAAAAGAACGCTTGACGTCTCGTGTAGCTCTTCACCATGTAACGACGTATGAGTTCGGGTTGGTTTTCTATTTCATCACCTTTGCCTATGAATCCACCCGAAAAGCGAATCTTACCGTTTCTGTAAAAGTTCACGGTACCTCCGTTAGTTTCGCTTCCATTTGTGAGTGAAAATTTGATTTGAACGGTGAAAAAGTTCAAATTTATGTCACCCCGTTTACCGTATTCACGTGTATGGGTAAATCCAGTCTTGAATCGCCCGTATACACCGACAATCTCTTTCGTGTCTATATGAAGACCCTGTCCGATCGAGGTTTTTCCGAGTGGGGCCTTTTTGAGAATGTCTTTCAAATCAATGCGAGCTTCGGCATCAAATTGTTTGTTTACGGTCGCATTAAACATACCCAAATTAAGGCCACTTAAAGTGAGGTATTTCACGACGTTATTGCTGTTGCTGTTGCTGTTGCTATCCAAAAATTCGGCGAAATTACCCAAATTTTGGTTATTTATTGTCGAGTTTTGTAAGCGACGAGGAAAACTAGGTGGAGACGCACGGGTGACTTGCACACCCGAGTTTTTTATGAATTTTTGAAGGGAGCTGGGGCGTTCCATATCTGATGTAAGTATATATTTTTATTATGCATCATCCTCATTTGAAACGAGTGTATCTACTACTATGTCTAATCCAAATACGAAGGGTTGCATACTAATCGGTACACCCTTATACATGCCAGTGTGCTGACGCACTTCGACATCTCTCTGACTGAAAGGACCGGCGTAGAAGTCTTGGTTGAACTTCGGTTTTCCAAGGTTATTTGCGCCGCAGTGTTCGTTGAACTTTTCAACGAAGATCTTCTGAGGGACACAAAGCTCGGTTCCATATTTGATGTAAGGTGATTGTAGGAAGTTCTCCAACGTACTGGATACTGTCGCAACTTGCCTTTGTACATCTTTAAAGTACTGCGGAACTACATTCCAAATATCCTTGTTTGCGTACTTTTGTGCATATTCCAAGTACGCACGGATACATTTCTGAAGAATCGCGGGGATTTCGGCTTCCAATTTCTTATCTAACGTGGGATCCGCATCCTTGACCTGTTTACCAAAGTTCCAAGTCAAGATACGTCGCAAAACACTCCCAGAGTTATCCTTGTAGCTCGGCACCTCATTACCACCGAGAATACCCGGAACCTTCCACGTCATTGTCTTTGCTTTTTCGTGCTTAATCGCACACGAGACCTGTTCACCAGACACAATCGACTGAAACTCAGCCTGTTCCAATGAGATATCTCCCTTGATTTCGGGGCTGATGAATACAAAAGCATCGTAAATAGAAGAGAGACCAAATTTCTTTTCAACGTTATTTGAAAGTGTTCGCACATCATCAACGTCGTAAAAGTGTGCAAAAGCCTTGGTAATCAACGTACTCTTACCAGAACGAGCGATGCCCTTCAAAAACGGAATCACTTGCCACCCATCCATGTCTCCCACATCAAAGCACAAACGCCCTCCCATGATATACATCCACTTGCACACATCTTCGTTGAACTTTTGGTAATCAAGGACGGATTGAAAATATGGCGTGGGGATATCCTCCCATTTTTCCAAGTGTTCATAGTTTTCGAAATCGGTATCAAAGTACTTACAACTCACGATTGCCTGATCGAGATTCTTGAATTCCTTTGAATCGTACATGTAAAAATCAGTTTGGTACAGCCCGGTCTTCGCAGACCAACTTTTACCCACGAAAATACCATTTTTAAACGACCAGACATGACGATTCCTCTTAATTTCCGGAAATTGCATATCATTGCAGTTTGTTAAGTGACGAATCACGTCCCCGTAGGCCGAACCTCTACACGAAAGGTTTTTCCAGAGTTCAAATTCAGTCTCCTTTTGCGAAACACTATACACATACTCCTGAATCCTGTATTCCTGTTTCCACGCCCTTGTATCGTACCCATCTTCGGTTCTGATCTGTCTACAACAGTGACCCTTGTATCGTTTGATGTTTCCTTCGTAAAGTTTCTTGAGGATTGTGAGGATTGCCTGTTGGTACGGGCTTAATTCATCCAACGTGCCTGGAAGAGTTGAACATCTAAAAATGGAAGGATCGGTTTCTGGATTAATCGGTATATACGTCGGGTTATTGATACGTTCAAAGATTCTTGTGTGCCTGAACACAATTTGCCACGCGTCGTCAACTTGATCTATCAGGCGGTTAATCCTCGTAGAGATTTTCATGTCATCAAAGTCATCGAGTTCAAGTAATTTCAGTGCATTGGCTCGGTGATACAACTGTCCGAGTTGTAGGTTCAAGCGTTGATGCTTCGCAGAAATGCTTTCAATGTCAATCATATTTTTTGGTAATCCAGTTTGACTATCCAATTCGTCCACCGCAAAAAAATTTTTAAAACCCAGTTGAAAGGATACCGCTTCGTCGTTTTTGCGAGGGATGTCCCACATGTCTTCCAATTGGGTCAAAAGGTTAACGAGCTGTTCCGGGTTGAGACTTTGAATGTGATTCATCCACATCACCTGATTAGTCTCTATCGGATTTGCATCATTGTTTATGAAATGCGTGTCCATCACCAGCTCCTTGTAACATACACGAGTTATTTTTCTAAGTTGATTTTTGCATCTGAGATAAGATTTTTATCATGATTCGGTTTTGTGTCTCAAGTTGTTTAGATATAGACATCAGGGCGGTGCACACAGTCTCACCCTCTTCAGTCGAAAACAGAGACGCAGCAACATCCGTGATGTGACCGATCAAGTCGGGTTCTTCGTCGCCGGTGACCACCCACTCTGGGATTTCACCGTCCTCGTCGTCGCCGAATTCAGGCAGTTGAGATTCATCCATTGGAATGTCGAGCTCACTCTCTGTTTCATACTCAGACTCGGATCCAGATTCTTCGATATCAACAGTTGGTTCGGGTACGGTTGGTTCAGACATTATACATTACCCCAGGAAAAATCAAGCTGAGTTTTTTCGCGAAATTATTTTCTTGGTATATAGTACAAAAACTCTCACAATGGCTGGTGGCCTCATGCAACTCGTCGCCTATGGTGCCCAAGATGTCTATCTCACGGGTAACCCAAAAGTCACTTTCTTCCAAGCGGTGTACAAGCGTCACACCAACTTCGCGATGGAAAACATCGAACAAACCGTCAACGGTACCCCAGGTGCCGATGGCCGCGTCTCCGTCACCGTTGCCCGTAACGGTGATTTGGTCGCCGACATGTACGTCGAAATGAAGGCCGGTGCTAAGGCTGCGACGGGTGAGGATGCGTGGATCGCGGAACGTGCCGTCAAGGATGTTGAATTGTCCATCGGTGGCCAGCGCATCGACAAGCACTACCAAAAGTGGTGGCGTTTGTACTCCGAGCTTTACTTGGACGAGTCCAAGAAGGCGAACTACGGTAAGATGACCACCTCCGCGCACGTCGGCGGTAAGATCTTCTTGCCACTCATCTTTTTCTTCAACCGCAACCCCGGATTGGCGTTGCCTTTGATCGCCCTCCAATACCACGAAGTCCGATTGGATTTCGATTTGTCGTCTGACTTCAAGGCCGCCGGTGTTACCGACGGTTCCACTTTCAAGGTCTGGGCCAACTACGTGTATCTCGACACCGAGGAACGACGCCGATTTGCGCAAAAGGGTCACGAATACCTCATCGAGCAAGTCCAACACACCGGTACCGACACCGTCAGCGCCGGTTCGGAAGTCCAAAAGCGTCTCTCCTACAACCACCCAGTCAAGGAACTTGTCTGGTGCTTGGACAACGGTGACGACTCTTTCCGCACCGCGAACGCCCACGCGACTGTCACCTCTAACATCCTCGGCGTCACCGCCGAGTCGAACTGCCTCGTCTCCAGCTCCCTCGCTGGTGTCCCACTCGTCGCCTTCAAGGGTGCCAACTTCTCCGAAGATGACAACGGAACTTTGGATACCTTCAAGTTGGTCCTCAACGGCCAAGATCGCTTCAAGGAGCAATCCGGTAAGTACTTCAACCAAGTGCAACCATTCGTGCACCACTCCGGCTCCCCAGCGCCAGGCGTGTACGCTTACAGTTTCGCCCTGAAACCAGAAGAACATCAGCCAACTGGGAGCTGTAATTTCAGTCGTATTGACAATGCTCAAGTCGCTATCAAGGCGAAGACCGGCATCGAGGAAACCACTCTTCGCATGTTCGCGACCAACTACAACGTCCTCCGCATCCAATCCGGTATGGGTGGCCTCGCGTTCTCCAACTAAGCTTATTATAGCTTAAGTATTATAAAATTCGACTCGCGCTTCTAATAAATATAATCTAAAAATGTTACTATCATTTTTAAATTGTATACATTATATAGGGATGAAGAGCGATTATAGAGTTTGGTTGTTCGTTGCGGCCGTAGTAATTCTCGTCACTTTACTTTTTTTGCGAAGACGCAAGCCATCGTCGGTGGATACAGCGGGTGAACTCTCCAATTTGAAGGATAAGATTAAAAACATGGAAACGTACAAAATACGCGAGGGTTACACGTCTCCAAACGATAACAATGGCATGACCATAGCGGGTACTCTACTCGAACAATTCCTTGATATATCTATTGAGGTGTTTAACCAACCACTCGTTAAGGAAATGCTCGATAAAGTCATAAAAGATTCAGGTGATGCACGAGTTTTGGCAACCGTGATTGAAGATATAGGCGGTGTTATCAAAGAATCTGTCAAAAATAATGATCTCTTGCAGTGTTTGACAAAACTGGATTGCAGGGAGAAATCGATAGAGTCGGGCGAAGGCGCGGGAGCCAAGAAGCAAATGGTAATGGAATGTAGAGTCGGTGATACAGACGAGTTCGTTCCAGTTGGCGGTGTTGGTGAAGTCGGTTCGGATGTAAACGATAAGCGATGGTATTCGGACGCCACTGAGAACTGTCACAGATACAAACCTAAGGATGAGAGTTTCGAGAAGATTATGGACGAGGTGCGAATTAAAATGGGTGAAATGCTCATGGATCCAGAAAAACAAAAACTGTACTACGATACGTTCGTTCAAATCGGTAAGAATAACGTAGATTTTATAAACAATCACAACGCGTACGTAAATATGAGATCAAAGGATGCTAATTACATAAATCCATTCAGTGAAGGCGGTGAGATTAGTAAATTTTTGCCACGCGACCACGCACTAGGTGAAATGGCTAAGTTTGGTGAAGCACTTAAAAATGACACGTATTATCAAGTGCAGCGGTTCCAAGGTGACGTCGGCCCCGCCCCCGCAGTTCAGGAACCAGTCGTCGATGAACAGAAATAAAATATAGATTAACTATAAATGGCAGACGAAGAACAAGAGCCAGTCGTCGAAGAACCAGTCGTCGTTCCATCTGTAGCGAAGGTTGAATCGCCCAGACGAACGAACAAAGCCGTCATAGGTTTGACCATCGGTTTGGTTATCTTGTGTGCAGTCATTGTTTATGTCGTGTTTTTCGATAAGAAGAAGGGTGCGCGCAATAACTACAACAACCAAACCAGGTTACCAATCCTCAACTCGAGAACCATCTCTAATAACAGTGGCTATGGGGGTAGCTTTAATACTAATAGCGCTAGAAATTTTAGAGTATAAAAAATTATTGTATTTTGAAAACATTTTTTCTAAAAAAGAGTGAAAACTATTTTTTAGAAACGATATTTCAGTTAAAGTTTAAAATCCAGTAAATTATAAGACATGATCGAAGTGTATACAGACGGGAGTTGTCTAGGCAATCCGGGACCAGGTGGATGGGCGGCAAAATGTTATGACCCAGAATTCGTGGTCGAAGGAGGACATCACACATCGACAAATAATATCATGGAAATGACGGCCGTGGTTAAGGCACTCGAAAAGTGTTTGGAGCTAGATGAAAAGGATGTCACCGTATACACGGATAGTAAATACGTGAAACTCGGTATCACCGAATGGTCAAAGAAATGGCGTGCGAACGGGTGGAAGACGAGTACAGGTAAGGATGTTGCGAACAAGGAGTTGTGGGTGCGTATTTTTGAATTGATTGAACTCATGAGTACAGTCATGATCGAATGGGTGAGAGCGCATTCCACGAATGAAAAGAATAATGAGGTCGACGAACTTGCCCGACGTCAGGCGCATATTTTCTCTGCGTAAAATAATGGACATCGTCGCCCCGTCTTGTCCCAACGGGTGGTGTGAGCGCGAGGAGCGCCTTCTCCGCAGGTGGGCGGAAAAGGCGGCAGGGTATCGTTGGCTACACAACCACGCGCGTCTTCATTACAAATGGTTAACGGATGCACTCATGTATCCGTGTATCATCATATCATCCATTACAGGTGTGGGTGGTTTTGCCGTACTCAATCCTAGTGATGATAATGTTTCGCCGGAAATGAAGAGGAACATTATCATTTTTCAATACACATTCGCCTTATTAAACGTATTAGCGGGTATACTTTCGTCCGTATCCAAATTTAGTAATAGTTCGACTATGCGGGAATCGCATTCATCCATGTGTGTACAATATTCAAAGTTTTATAGGAACATAGACATGGAACTTTCATTAGACATAGAACATAGATCTAACGCCATGAAATTCGTGACAAAACAACGTCAAGAGTATGATAGATTGTTAGACGAGGCTCCCGATATACCTTATCGCACCATATGCCAATTTAACCGCGAATTCCCAGACAAAGAAAACAAACCAGACGTATGTAACGGTCTAAGTGTTATAGATGAGGACATGTACGTAAAAGATACTAGGGTGAGGGATGCGGTGGCTCGTTGGATAACGCGTACGCGATCGGGGTCTCGCAGTAGAAGTTCAAAGGAATTTGATAGAGTATGATTACTAATGCCACTGAAAGTACAGTACGATACCAAAACTCACTATTATGACCACGACGATCATTACGTGCGTGAAATTATTACAAGGAACGTCCTCTTCTGGTATTGGTCTTTGATGTCCCCAGTTTTCCATACTCCTTCTTTATGTTAGACGCGGTTTTTATGATACCCTCCTGTAAAAAACTAAATACTAAATGCATACGAGCCTTATCAAAGAAACACCTCGCTACAAACCACAAGCGCATGTTAGAATAAAACACGAAAATAGTCCTAAGTGATACCCCTTGACCCATTCAGTAATACAAAATGGAACTCCAACGCGCTATCGTTCACGGCGATCTCGACAGGCTTCGAAAGCTCGAACACCAAATCCTTGAACACGCAAATCACGTGTACGAAGATGCTGGAAATGGAAACGACAATTATGAAAACTTTAGTATTTATTGGATTGCGATCAAAGAGGACAAGGAGCTCGCACTCGAGATGTTTATGACGTTTATCAATACGTGCCAAACCGCACTTGGTAACTTCTTTCACGCATACATGGAGGTCATGGCGTATCCAGCTCTTGTCGGAGCTGTGTGCAGCGGTAATGAAGCCATCGTGGATATTCTGAAAACGTTCGTTGATGAAGAAACATACATGGACATCGTTAGTACGTACAACTAGTTTAAAGATGTAATGCGTGTACTATACATGAAAGACGAGCTCTTATAACTCAGTTGGTTAGAGTGTGGTGCTTATACGATAGTATATACATGTGAGTTCATTCTCACAGAGGCACGCCAAAGTCGCGGGTTCGAGCCCCGCTAGGAGCATTTTTACATATGTGTCCCATATGTAAAAACGTTTCTTTGTATATATAAATGGCTTTCCTCCAGAACACAGCTATTCTCGTACCACTCGTCGCCGCCTCTGTGTATGGTGGTGTAAAAGTAGCTTCCAAAGATTTTTATCCAATGATAAACACTACACTTAATCATAACACCTTGTATGGTATCATTATCCTTCTTCACGCCATGTTTGGTATCGCTCCAGTCAGTGAACTCCCAGAAAGAACGAAAACCATCACGTCGAGTGTGTGGTTCAAGCTTCTGTCTCTTCTCGTGATTTCGTTTTCCGCGACCCGTGATTTTGAAGACGCCGTTCTCGTGCTCATAACCTTCCTTGGTTTGGTTCAACTTTTGCGCACGAAAGAAGAACGCAAAAAATACCCATACATAATAGCATAGATGATTCGAGCGTCATACCAACCCAATGATATTTACAAGTACAGGCGTATTAAGATTCGTACTACTATACTTGAAACTATCTACAACAAACCATCAGTGCAAATGAAATCTGAAAGACACGATAACGATCGTTTGCGTTTCAGATTAAGGGAAGCGATACGCGAAGCTCAAGATATTTGTGAAGAAAACAAAGGGTGCAAAGCGTGTTACGAAGCGTGGTACGAAGTTGATGAGCTCGAAGATTCACTCATGCGGCTCGATGAAGAAGTTATCCAAGAGAATAGTATGAGGTATGGGTCAGTTATACGCCGCAATTTTAAACTTAGATGGAGTGTTAAGAACGTGGAAGACCATCACGTGATTCCCCGACAATTCAAAAATCATCCAGTGATTAAGTATTTGAGGTATGATGTAAATGAGGGAAAGAATATAATCATGATGCCGAGATACATCACACCCGGAATGCGTGAGAATAGACTCACACATAGAGGTGGACACAAAGCGTACAACCAGTATGTTGGTAAAATACTTGATTCACTCGATGAACTCGATGAACCAGAGAAAGATTTTGAATTGTTTACCGAGTTCCTAAAAACCGCGTGTCGTTTTAGACCACAGGATGTACCTTGGAAGTGACGGATCGTGTCATGTGCGGTGAATTTTTGCACATGTCATCGTATTCCACCTTCGTAAAATCTTGTGGCTCCGATTCCTCGTCCATGCGTATCAGGAGTATGCGACCGTCGACATCCATGTTAGAAAATGGTCTAGGTAATATATTTTCGTTTAATTTTAAATCAAATACACTTTCTTTACACTTTAATATGACTACGAGTTCTTCTTCCCATTGTCCGAGAAAAGTTGCTTTACCCCTGAGTATCTTACAAATTTCGTTTTTCTCGGGCGATAGGTCTACGTTTATTTCATGTACATCGTTTCGTTTTTCATTTAGTAATACAGCCTTCACCATCCTTAAAAACACACTATAAAAAAATTAATAGCCTTTTTCTAAAAGATCTGTCGTTGCGTCTGGATATTTCTTTGAGAAAAACTCCTTATTTCCCCATTTACTGTGTCCAATGAGACTCGTGTGCGATCTGTCTACGAGCATACAGTGTCTAAGGTCTTTGTAGTATACACGAGCTCCTTCGAATATGAGGTCTTCGTGTTTCATGTCGATGTGATTGTCCATGATTTCAAAGTGATGGACAAAGTTTTTCATGTTTTCTGTGTTTATGAGATAACACTTTGTACTCGATATCCATTTTACGAGTTCTAAACCATTCTTACCCTTGTCCGACGATGGGTATCTGGACAAACAGTGAAAGAAACAGAGTTCAAAATCATCGCCTAATTCATCAATCACGGCTTGTACTTCATCGAAGAACTTGTGATTTGTTATGATGACGTTATCTTCGAATACGAGTGCGTACTTGCGTCTTGAATTTAAGCACTTGTCGTATATTTTCATATGTCCCGCGTAGCACCCTATAGCTCCTAGGTTAAAATATGTTATATTGGGTCGAACGGCATTTTTATCGTGATACAGTTTAAGCGCTTGTCTGTAATATTTTGGATCTACATTGCGTTGGTATCTTTTAGCAGTCTCGGGTGTTCGGGTATCGGGTCCTTCGATTATTTCGAGTGGTACGGTGTGATCATAAGCACGCATAAATTTTTGTGCTCTTGGCCCATTTTTATCTGTCGTGAGCATATAACACGTGTAATCTACTCTAGGCCTGTAAAGTATGGTCTTCACAATGATTAGCGTAGCGATTAGAATTATTACAATAATCATACTTCTAAAATATGTAAATAAAATTATACACGGAGGGTTGCTATGAAGTTCATAGAGGTCTTGGTTTGCGTCCAGAAATAATATTCACAAAGGGCGGCTTGTACTGCTGGACACGGTATACCTGCGTGAATACAGTGAATAGAAAAGGTCCTTGCGTATGTCGCCGTGCTCTTGATTATTTCATGTGGATTTTCTGTTTTAAACATGTCACACTCGAGTGTACTCGATTGAATACAACCCCTGATTGCTGAACACGCTCTGGTGGATTCGAGGTAAACCATGGCGTACATGAAGCGGATAGTTTGGATCACGACCAATTCATCCTTGAATTTATTAAACACTTGCTTTGTACCAGTAAGCTTCATGTCTCTACTCATGGAACGTGCATTTGCGTTTGATTGTAAAATCGGTACGCATACCCCTGCGTTAAGAGCATAAATCGAACACCACGTCGATCTCAAGTTTTCTTGAGCAATGTCGTCATGATCGGGTGCTTGATACATCCGTCGTAGGGCATTTTTTAAGATGGGGCCATTTACGTCCGTCTTCAATGCCTGATTTAACACTTTTATAACTTCCGGATCTTGGTTAAAATATCCATACACTTCGGCAAAAACCTGATACAATGCGCACTCCGCGGCTTCGTGCACCGATTTCACAAGTTGAGCAGTCCCTGGTTCACCATTCAGGTGTGCGAGTGTTTTAGAGAATGTTCTAAAAAAGATTTCTTGGCTGTCGACGACCGTTCTTGAACCATCTACCATGAGCAATTTGTTAGATAACCCACCGGTGAGGTAATGAATCCCCTTTTCACTACAACCTCTTGCATACCCTTTACTTTTTCTGTAATTTTCCAAGTTTAAATTAACGATGGTATCTTCTTTGTCACACCACTCGATCAATTGATCCATGGTTCTCGTGTGTTCGTAGTCATCTGAATTGATGAATGTAGCGATTGTACGAGGCCTCGACATGTTTAATGACAAATCCGCGATTGTTGGGTGTTTTTGCGCATTTTTAAATGGCGTGAGTCCCATGTTGCTCTTATCACACACATGAACATTCTTAAATTGTTGCATGTCCCGGATAACCTTGAGGCTATCCGGGGTAATACCGACAATACCATACGAAGACATCTTAATTCATAATGGCGCGTGTCTTTTATATTAGTTCCAACCATACATGGACATGTTTGTATGTTCACACCATGGGTATAATTCTGGGTCGTAACCCATAAAGTTGAACGCAACCATACCAGCTTCTTTACATTGAAGACATGTGTGCATGTTATCATCGTAAATTGTATTTATCGCGAGGGATCGACATATATCTAGCTTTGAGACTTCGTAATCCGTGAAACTGTTTGTTAGTATCACGTCATCAAATACACCTTCAAAGTGTTGATTGAGCCATGCTTCTGTTCGGTCTCGTACGATGTCTTGTCTACCGGTCACCGCGTACACTTTATCAAAATTACTGCGAACTCTCAACATCCCCAATTGTGATCCACGAATGGGTTTGATTTCAGCGAATTCACTTGATTTGTAAAATCCGCGAACCATCTCGACTGATTCTTCTTCGGTAATGTTAAACATGTCCCTGTAGACATATTCATATCTAGTATTGGAAGGTGGCATCTTTAGACCTTTCCATCTAGCCATAGGGCGAACAAACGGCATGAGGACTTCATCGATATCAATTGCTACGCGCTTCATATAGTATAACATCATTCGTAATCTCTAAATGCTATTCCGACGGGAAACCTTGGTACACCTAAATCGGTGAGGTTTTGGAATTTTACGGTCAGCATCTTACCAATGTAAGAAGAACCATTTTTAAACATTTCACGGCGAATTTCACGAGTTCCCTCGGGTCTGACTGTAAATTCATTTCCGGATGGAGTCACACAGACCCATGTGGGAGTACCCACGTCTTTACCGGTGCATTCGCGCATACCAATAACCTTGTATTCCTCCGTCATGAAATCTTTGTGCTTCAATAGGTAATTGCTTCGCTTACCAACTTCGTATACACTCGAAGCTTCACGAATCATAGTACCTTCGTATCCAGCCTCCATGTACTGTTTGTGTACAGCTGGAAGATCCTTCTTTGAACGTACCCACTTTGTTTCCACGGTGACTCTTTCCAGGCGTTCGTCAAACGTGAGTTTGGGTCTATTCGTGTCGAAATAATCAAACACGTGAAACTGGAGAGCCTTTGGGTTTGTCTTATACAGACTCGTAATCTCTTCGAATGTTTTTGTTGGGTCATAGCATTCGCCATCGAGGTATTCACCTTCCTTGAGACCCTTCCCCCAGTGTTCCGTACCAGGTACGACTTTACCAGTTCGAGAGATACCTCCCCTGTTAGACACGAGAAGACGAACTCCGTCTATTTTTGGCTGAACGTAAAACGGTTCAGAGATATGCTTTTGGCGGTCTTCCCACTT